CGCGGACTCGTCATCTCCTCCACCCCTCGTCGAAAGACCTCATCCGTTAGCGGAGACGTCCGAGAAGTCGGGGAAGAAGAAGAAGAAGAACGCGTCGTCGAGTACGACGAAGGTCTCTCAATCATCGGCTCCTGTGCCACCTCTCCAAAAGGAAGTTCAACCAAGCACTACGAGCCGACGGAAGAAGCCCTCCGCCTCCTCCCCGAACTAGGGGAGGTGGGACTACCCGTGAGGAACAACGCCGCGCTACTAAAGTCTCTGCGAAAACAGGTGAACAAGCCGCGATTTATCGCTGCTGAGGAACCAGTTAGAGCATTGGCCACAGAATGCGCGGCGAAGGCCCTCGGAAGCATCAAGCCCCCTATCACTAAGGACACGACACTGCTTGACCTCAAATACCTTGTCAAGGATTATCTTGAAGCTATGAAACCCAGTTCATCTGTTGGTTACACAGCTAAAGCAGTCCATGGCAAGAACCTGATCCGCGACCTCAACAACGAGGAAAGGGTTCAGGTTTGTGAGGCCGCAGTGGCGCGTCTTATGACGTGGGGGACGTCCACTCCGGAACAGCGCAAGAGCTGGGAAGACCCTGAGACTGCCTTTAAGGATCTCGCGGCATGCCCGGGCTCGCCGTTCCAGAAGGACGAGATACATCCATCGAGAAAGATCACCAAAGAGGAGTACCGGATTATTGTCAGTGTAGGAATTGTCATGCAACTTTGTGAAAAAGTTCTGTTTTCCTACATAGCCAAACAAGTCCAGAACAACTTCGCTGCGGGGAAGTCGGATCTAGCAATAGGTGTCGGCTTCAACGACGCGTTGTCCACGCACCTTGGAGGTATAATCGACTCGCTACGGGAAGAAATGGAGCTGGATATTGAGAGTTGTGATGTCGGCGGCTGGGACTCAGGGAACGACAAGGACGATATTGAAAACACGGTCAACGTGGCCATGGCAGCTATTAAGCTGTCAGGCCACGAGGTGTGTGATTTCTATCGTAATTGTCTTGATTCCTGGGTGGTGACCAGCTCTCACACCTTTTACGCTCTGGGGAGCGGACTGCTGCTCAAGCAAGAGAAGCCGGGCCTGATTACTACAGGGTCGGGCAACACCACGCTTGGGAACAACTCCAACCGTCAGGTGAAGTTTTACGAGTCGATCATTTTGATCGCTATGACTCACAAACTTCTACCTCCCGAGGTGCTTTTGTGCACCAAGGGTTCGGTTGGAGTGGGTCTTGCAGATAAAGTCCGCAAACTAGGTCGCGTGATAACTGCTGGCGATGACGCGCTCGAAGCACACAGGTTTACTCCTGTTGAGCAACGAGACTCTTACGCCAGCCTTAATGTCAATTTGCGCGACTCTGTGCGTCACGTGGATGGTGAGTTCAGTTTTTGTTCTCACGACTTCGTGCGAGGAGAGAAGGGTTGGCAGGCTTCGCTGTCCAGCTGGCTCAAGGCTCTGGCTCAGTTCCTTTCTAGGAAACCGACTACAGAGCGTTGGGTTGGCTTGATGGCTGAGCTACAACACAACTCAAAACTGGAGATGGACTTGATCGTTCCCATCGCCAGGCAGCACATGGGAGATGTTCCAATGTGCTAAATCGTGTCCTCCAACCGGGACACAAATG